AGCGCCCCTGTTGGGCGCTACCCTCAATGTTAAACACTGTTTGACAATCCACAGTATGGAAACGAAGATTAGGAACGCAGTAACACCAGGTGGCATTATCCCTTTGATCTTTGGTAAGATCTCTGGAAGTAATGACGACCCGTTTCCGCCACTCTATGCCGGCGCTTCAGATATGAAGATGCTGGTAGAAGAGATGACGCCAAACTCCTCTCGCAAGAGAGACGGTGCTACATCGAGGACATGGAAGACCTTTGAACACTATAAGTGCCAAAGATCGGCAGTCCCTGCTAACATGCCTTACCCCGTTCGTCTTGTTGCTCACATACCGGATGATACCGCGTATGCTAGCTTCATTACGGACGGGAGGTTAGGCGTGCAAGGCTGGACGTCACAAAGTTGTACGTTCAGTGTTCCTACTTCAATGTTTGGAGAGCCCGATTTCCCTCTTCAAGGGTTACCGGTATTCTACCAAAGGCGAATTGAGGATAATGGTTTTGTGCCATCTCCCCAAGACCTTGACAGCCTGCACTCTCGCGCTTTCAGTGCGATGATGCCTGGTGTTAAGGCCGAATTGAGTCTTATCAACACTATTATTGAGTTGAAAGATATCAAGTCTTTGCCCGAATCGATCAAGCGCGTAACCTCCTTGCTCCAAAACTTTAAACAGTTCGGAGCTCGGTCGGTTAAGACGCTACGATCGCTCTTCAAGGCAGGGCCGGATGCTTACTTACAAACTAAGTTTAACATCCTTCCTCTGCTGTCTGACCTAAAGGGCATTCAAAGCGCTTTAGGCGAGTTCGAACGTCGTATAAACGACCTCGTTTCTCGATCGGGGAAGATCCAACGCCGACATTTTAGTTGGCGTTGGTCAGAGTTCACATACTTCGGTGAAGAATCCACGTTGCCCTTTAGGCTGGCCTCCCCTTGCGGGATGGGCCAGTTTCTAGACAATATGGTTATCTGTCACCGTTCTGTGGACTATGAACCTTCCTTATTCCATTCGGAGATTGAGTATTGTTTTAACTTTACTCAATACGAACGTGAGCATGCTCTCGTTCTTGGTCTTCTGGATGCTTTCGGGGTTAATCTTAACCCAAGAATCATCTGGAACGCCATTCCCTTCTCGTTTATCGTTGACTGGGTTGCCAATGTTGGCAAATTCCTAGAAAACTTTTCTACGAGAAACTTGGAACCGAAAGTTAACATACTGAACTACTGTTGGAGCATTAAGCGATCCCGTCGCATCTATACACGTAAAGTGTTTGTAGATGCGAGGTACGGGGAAGCCAATATGCAACAACCAGTAACGATGCCGGTGGTCACAGAAACGGCTTACCGCCGCCAATGTGGTTTCCCGTCATTGAGCTTGTTACAAACGAGCGGACTATCCGCTAGTGAGGTTAGTCTCGGTGCCGCAATGGTGTTATCATCATCGCGTCGCCGTAACTAGTGACAACGTCCTATCTGACGTTGTAGCTGTAGGGGCTTATCCCTACTCCGTATCATGCTAAATAATACACTTAACACAAACGAAGTAAAGGATGCTGCAGGCGCTGAAATTGAATTTCAGCACCTGGAGCAGAAGGACCGCAAGCGGATCTTCGCTAAAATTAACGAAGCTCCTGCTCTCCAGCACCGTATCACCATTTCACATGATGAGACCGGTTCTGGGATTAATCGGGTTCGTCGCTCAATGGTTCGTGTGGATAAACAATCCATTTCGACCGTTGATTTGACGACTCCGGTTACATCTTCGGCGTATACAGTCAGTGTTACCCCTGTGGGTGCACTCCTGGCGTCGGATGAGCCTAAAGCAGTTCTCGCAAATCTGATGTCCTTCCTCGCCACTACTGGCGCGGGGACAACGGTTTTGTTTGACTGCTCGGGCAGCGGTGCGTCGGCGTTAATCACAGGCTCCTTGTAAAAGGAACCACGAAGAGTTTTCTCTTTGATATGATTGACCCCCTCCTTGTACCTGATAGCTGGTGGGAATCCGTCACGGCGATCTTGCGTGCCTTTTGGCACGCCATTTCTACGTGGCCGTTCTGACCCAGCTGATTGTACGAACTAGCCTCTAACTAACATTCCCCTCGATATCGCACCACGTCGTGTACGGTCTATAGAGACCAGTATACGTCGTCTGCGAACCATCCGGGGTGTTGCACTCGTCTGTCCTCATATTGGATCTTTGTTCCTCGCGGAAAAAGGATCCTTATGGGGACGACTTGTACTAGTTTATCTCTCCACGACGATTCATCGTCATTGAGATCAAACAATGGTAGTTGTGAGACCTTTTCGATTGTTGCCACCACATCAAGGTGAAACGGAAGTTTCCTCCCTGGTTTGATGACATAGTCGAAAGGTGGTTGTAATATGCTCTTTGGCATGTTGTAACTGTGTAGTTTGATTCGTTTAGATCATGGTGTATTGCATGCTTAGAGCGCTAACCTATATAGGTAGCACTGAAAAGCTAAGATGACCGAAATAAAGATCATCGCTGCACTACTCCGTGACGTCCAAACGACGCATGGATTGGTGTTTAACATCAGAGCGTATCGTAATACCCTGAAAAGGGCACACGATCGCTTCTCATCGGAAGGGCTGAGTTTTCTTACGAAAACTTTGCCCCGTCTTGCCAAGGCCTTTGATAAGGCCTTAGCTGGTGGTATTCCACTGAACGCTGAAAAGCTTGGCTGGAAAGCCATGCCTGACAGTGAACTTCCCATCTTCATGGGTGAGTTCTTCAGCAGAGTACTCCGAAAAGACGGGACTCTCCTTCCGAATCCGTGTAGTTCTAGCGTTGCTGTCTTGCGACAACTTTTATACTTGTTTTACAAGTACGAAGTCGCATACACAGAAGACCAAGAACAGATCGTCGTCGATAAGTTTGTAAAAACTGAAGACGATATCCGACTCAATCAGCCTGTGATGCAAGAGATTGCAACACTTGTTTCTGAACATTGCGCAACGCAACGTCGTCCCCTACGTGATCTACCGCAAGGTAGCACAAGGAGGACCGTCGTTGAGGTTGCGCGCGAAGCGAAGATACTTCTTGCGAAGTTGTTCGCTTTCTTTGACCCGAAGGACATTTATCCACGTCACGGCCCTGGAGCTGTTGCTACCAAGCAACAACTCTGGGAGAAGTTTCAATGGACGAATGTCTCGGCGAAGATCACTAGCTACTACGCCTTCGATGAGTTCTTTTGCTCGTCGATGGGTGCAGTATGTGATCGTTATTCCGGTTTTGCCGAAATAACAGACATGGATCTACCGGCACGAGTTATACTCGTTCCGAAAGATTCACGCGGGCCCCGCCTTATCTCTTGTGAACCCGTTGATTATCAATGGGTCCAACAAGGGTTAGGCGCAGCCATTAGTCGATTAGTGGAAGGACATGACCTCACCCGAGATCATATCTCTTTCACAGATCAATCCCGTAACCAGATAGGGGCCTTATATGGCTCCGAAACTGGGCGGTACGCTACCCTTGACCTCAACGAGGCCTCGGATAGAGTAAGCGTTGATCTAGTTCGCCTACTGTTCCCTGAGCACGTATATACGTATCTCATGGCTTGTAGGAGTTCTTCTACGGTACTTCCAAACGGCAGGACCTTACCTCTGAACAAGTTTGCACCTATGGGGAGCTGTTTATGCTTCCCTGTGTTGTCACTCGTTGTTTGGGCGGTCTTGTCGGCGGGAGCGCCGGACGCGTATACGAGGGATCGTATACTAGTGTTTGGTGATGACGTGATCGTCACAGCGGCTTACGCCGCGGACGCGATCGAACATCTCGAGTCGTTTGGGTTGAAAATCAACCGCGACAAGAGTTGCACCAGTGGACTCTTTAGAGAGTCGTGTGGCATGGACGCCTTCCAAGGCGTCAAAGTCACTCCCATCCGTTTACGGACGGTCTGGTCGTCAACACGCAGCCCTGACGTTTATACAAGTTGGATTAGCTATGCTAACTCCTTCTATGATAAACGGTACTTCGCAGTCTACGATTGCATCGTAGACGAGCTCGTCCGTTGTTACGGACAAATCCCGGGTGAGGACTTGCAACTGCAAGTGCCTTGCCTTCGCGAAACACCACTACATGCGAGGCCTATCCGGCGTAGATGGCAACCGGACTTTCAACAAGTCCAGTATTACGTCTACACCGTTAAGTCTCCTGTTCTTGACAAGGTTATCGATGGCTGGTCAATGCTACTCAGATATTTCTCTGAGCGCGCAAATGGCCGTAACCAAAGTTTGCCTAGTGACAGAACGCATGTCTCTGTGCCGCTCCCTATAGAGGAAGCGCCACTGAAGTTAAGTGTCAGTACTTACACGAAACGCCGTTCGAGCTTGCTCGTTCGACGTTGGCGATGAATAGTGGTTAGTGGTTTGCTTTTAATCGAGCAAACCACGCCACAGACCTG